CTGTCCTCGCAATAAATGGTGGGTCTGTGATGCCGACTGCCTGACCTGCGAATATCGCAACGCAGACGTTATCGCATCGCTGGATTCTCCAATTGGTGAGGAAGACGATGACCTGATTCTGATGGATACCATCGCTGATGACAGCGTGGCCGTTTCCGAACTTGCTGCTGACCGTATCGTTTTGAAGCAGCTGTTCAAGCGCCTCGCTGACCTGATGCCGGAAGCTGCTGATATTGGAAAGCTGCGTATGCAGGGCCTTTCCGATGAAGCAATCGCCAAGTCCATCGGCATTCCTCGCACTACCTTCCTGTCCCGTATCAAAGCTGCCAAGAAACAGTTAGAGAAGGAATACCCTGACTTCTTCTAATATGTAGTACATCCACTCTGGCCGCTGGGAAAACCGGCGGTCAGAACTTTTTTCAAAAATTTTTCTCCATCCTTCGTCAAACGGCATCGCTCATCTCCAAAAGGGAGTGTAAGGAGCAGAAAACAAGCTGCTCCACCACGAACAGGAGGTGAACGAAATGACTCAGGCCCACAGCCGCACCGTGGATACCGATGCCGAGGTAATCGAAATCCTCGTCGCTATCAGTCAGGTATCCGCACGAATGGCAAGACGACTCAGCATTCTTGCCGCAAGACAATCCGAGGAAGGAGGAAAACATCATGAGCAAAATGAGCGACATGGCTATGACCATCGAAGAGCTGCGCAATGCTGCCGCTGCTATTACTGATGTAGCCAACTATCTGGCCGAAATGTTCTCCGGCAATGCAGTCGAAGAACAGCCGGAAACGAAAGCTCCTGTACAGAAACCGGTGCTGACACTGGAACAGGTACGAGCTGTTCTTTCCGAGAAATCCCGTGCCGGTTACACCGCCGGTGTCCGTGAGTTGCTCCAGAAATACGGAGCCAGCAAGCTCTCTCAGGTGGACCCGTCCAATTATGAAGCGCTGCTTCGTGATGCGGAGGTGATCGGGAATGCCACCTAAAGCACACGCCATTTTATCAGCGTCATCTTCCCATCGCTGGCTTAACTGCCCACCTTCTGCAAGGTTATGTGAAACCTACGAAGACAAAGGCTCCGATTATGCCGCTGAAGGAACCGACGCACACAGCCTCTGTGAATACAAGCTCCGCATGGCGCTGGGCATGGAGGCAACAGACCCGACCGAGTATCTGACTTGGTATAACGAAGAAATGCTGGACTGCGCCAACGGCTATGCGTCCTACATTTTAGAACTGGTAGAAGCCGCCAAGGAAACCTGCACCGACCCGGTGGTTCTTATCGAACAGCGTGTAGACTTCTCCCGCTGGGTGGAACAAGGCTTTGGTACATCGGATGCCATCATCATCGCTGACGGAACACTCCGTGTCATTGACTATAAGCATGGGCTTGGAGTTCTCGTGGAGGCAGACAACAATCCCCAGATGATGTGCTATGCACTTGGTGCCTTGGAACTGTTCGATGCTATTTACGACATCGAATCTGTGGCGATGACCGTCTATCAGCCAAGACGCCAGAATATATCCACTTTCGAGATGTCCAAGGACGACCTTTACCGCTGGGCCGATGAAGTCCTGAAGCCAACCGCAGAGCTTGCCTTTGCCGGTGACGGAAACTTCCTCTGCGGCGAATGGTGTGGTTTCTGTAAGGCTAAACACGAGTGCAGGGCCAGAGCTGAAGCAAACCTGATGCTGGCGCAGTACGATTTCAAGCTGCCTCCGCTATTGGAGGATACGGAAATCGGAGTCATTCTCGCCCGTGCAGATCAGCTGGTCTCTTGGGTCAATGACATTAAGGAGTATGCACTCCAGCAGGCCATCTCCGGTAAGGAATGGACCGGCTTCAAACTTGTCGAGGGCCGCAGCAATCGTCGATACATCGATGAAGCTGCTGTCACCCAGACCGTGACCGACGCAGGCTTTGACCCGTATGAGCGCAAGCTCCTCGGTATCACTGCCATGCAGAAGCTGCTCGGAAAGAGCCGCTTTGACGAACTCCTGTCGGCTTATATCGAAAAGCCACAGGGTAAACCCACACTTGTACCGGAAAGCGACAAACGCCCGGTCATGAATAATGCAAAAACTGATTTTATGGAGGAAAACGATTATGAGTAAGAATGTAAAACCTGTAAATCCGATGAAGGTCATCACTGGCCCTGAAACCCGCTGGAGCTACGCAAATGTATGGGAGCCTAAGTCCATCAATGGTGGCACTCCTAAGTACAGCGTCAGCTTGATTATCCCCAAGTCCGACACTCGCACCGTTGCCAAGATTAAGGCCGCTATCGAAGCTGCCTATAAGGAAGGCGAAGCGAAGCTCAAGGGTAACGGCAAGACTGTCCCTGCACTCTCCGTTTTGAAGACGCCTCTTCGTGATGGCGATTTGGAGAGACCTGACGACGCAGCCTACGCAGGTTCCTACTTTGTTAATGCGAATGCAACGAATGCTCCCGGCATTGTGGACGCAGACCGCAATCCTATCATGACCCGTTCCGAAGTCTACTCCGGTGTTTACGGTCGTGCCAGCATTACCTTCTACGCTTTTAATAGCTCAGGTAACAAGGGCATCGCCTGCGGCCTCAACAATCTGCAGAAGATTCGTGACGGCGAGCCTCTCGGTGGCAAGGCCAGCGCTGAGTCCGATTTTAACACGGATGAAGACGAGGATTTTCTTGACTAATCACCTTATTTCCCGGCAGGGCGGCGGAGCAATCTGTCGCCCTGTTTGGGTATGGAAAGGACGTGACAACGTATGAAAACACTGAGTATTGATATAGAAACTTACAGCAGCACTCCCTTGCAAAAATCCGGTGTGTACCGTTATGTGGAGGCTGACGATTTTGAAATTCTGTTATTTGGCTATAGCGTGGACGCCGGTCCGGTGCAGGTGGTCGACCTCGCCTGCGGAGAGCATATTCCAAATGAAGTCCTGCAGGCACTGGAAGATGAGACGGTCATCAAGTGGGCCTTCAATGCCACCTTCGAACGCATCTGCCTCTCTCGTCACTTGGGCTATCCAACTGGCGATTATTTGAATCCCGAAAGCTGGCGCTGCTCTATGATCTGGGCCGCTACGATGGGATTACCATTATCTCTGGAAGGCGTCGGAGCCGTTCTTGGCCTTGAGAAGCAAAAGCTCACAGAGGGCAAAGACCTCATCAAATATTTCTGCCAGCCTTGCGCTCCTACCAAAACCAACGGCCAGCGCACCAGAAACAGTCCGTTCCACGCACCGGACAAATGGGATGCCTTCAAGAAATATAACCTTCGAGACGTGGAGACTGAAATGGGCATCCAGCAGCGCTTGGCAAAATTCCCGGTATCACCAGCAGTCTGGGAGGAATATCACCAAAGCGAGGATATTAACGATAACGGTGTGCGTCTGGATATGGAGCTGGTGGCGCAGGCGATTGAATTGGATACGATTTCCCGTCAGAAGCTAACTGCCTCTATGAAACACATGACTGCTTTAGAAAATCCCAACAGCGTCCAGCAGATGAAGCAGTGGCTTTCCGACAACGGTATGGAAACTGACAGTCTCGATAAAAAGGCCGTGAACGAGCTTCTGAAAAAGGCACCACCGGAACTGGCTGATGTGCTGGTGCTGCGTCAACAGCTGGCAAAGTCCTCCGTCAAAAAATATCAGGCGATGCAGAACACAGTATGCGCCGATGGTCGTGCCAGAGGTATGTTCCAGTTCTACGGTGCCAACCGAACCGGTCGTTTTTCCGGTCGTAATATTCAGCTACAAAATTTACCGCAGAATCATCTGCCAGATCTGGCCGAAGCTCGTGCGCTTGTCCGCTGCGGTGACTTTTCTGCAGTGGAACTGCTATATGAAGATGTGCCAGATACACTTTCTCAGCTTATCCGCACAGCCTTTATTCCCAGAGATGGCGCTCATTTTCTCGTGGCAGACTTTTCTGCAATCGAGGCCCGTGTCATCGCATGGTACGCTGACGAAAGCTGGCGACAAAAGGTCTTTGAACAAGGCGGCGATATTTACTGTGCCTCTGCCAGTCAGATGTTTAAGGTCCCGGTCGAGAAGCACGGCATCAACGGGCATCTCCGTCAAAAAGGTAAAATTGCTGAATTGGCGCTCGGCTATGGCGGCAGTGTCGGTGCGCTCAAAGCAATGGGCGCTCTTGAAATGGGTCTGGCCGAAGACGAACTTCCTCCATTGGTGGATGCGTGGCGACAGGCTAATCCAAAAATTGTCGAATTTTGGTGGGCTGTTGATCGTGCAGTTATGGAAGCCGTGAAATATAAGCACACCACCAGCATTTACGGACTGACCTTCTCCTGCAGAAGCGGCATGCTGTTTATTACGCTTCCCTCTGGTAGACACTTGGCATATGTAAAACCCAAGGTCGGCATTAACAAATTCGGTGGAGAATGCATCACCTATGAAGGAGTCAGTGCTACGAAAAAATGGGAGCGCCTCGACTCCTACGGGCCAAAGTTCGTCGAAAACATCGTACAAGCCACAGCTCGTGATATCCTCTGCTACGCTATGGGGACACTGCGCTGCTGCAGTATCGTTATGCATGTCCATGACGAAGTGGTCATCGAGGCAGACCCACGCATGTCTTTGGAGGCTGTTTGCGAACAGATGGGCCGCACCCCACCGTGGGCCAAAGGCTTATTACTTCGAGCTGACGGGTACACCACAGATTTTTATAAAAAAGATTAAAAAGTCTTCGTCAAAACGGAGCGTTCATCTCCAAAGGGTATTAGAGGTGGACGCTCTTTTTCTATGCCCACCGGAAAGGAGGATTCGTGTTTTGAGTATCAGCAAATTCAACAGCGAGGGATATTTTGACCCGACGGCTCACGGCGCGCTCACTGCAATTGAAAAAGAGGAACGCTCTCTTCGTGCTTTCAGGCCCATCGTTTATATCTGCTCTCCCTATGCCGGAGATATTGATGCAAATGTGGATGCCGCCAGACGCTACAGCCGATTTGCCGTAGAACAAGGATATATCCCCATCGCACCTCACTTGCTGTTTCCGCAGTTTCTGAACGATGCAAACCCGAAGGAACGCCAGCTTGGTCTGTTCTTTGGAAATGCCCTGATGAGTAAATGCTCTGAAGTCTGGGTATTCGGCAGTCATATTTCGGCGGGCATGGAAGCAGAAATCGAAAGAGCCAAGTGGAAAAATTACCGCTTACGCTATTTCACCGAAAATTTGAAGGAGGCTTAAACCTATGTATGAAGTAATCGAAAAAAGAAAAACGCTGCCGGACGGTACTGAAATCTCTACCTATACCCGTGAAGTAATCAGCGCCAACATTCTCGAAGTGGAAGCTGGCACTACCGGTTATATGGGCGGCGATAGCGGCCACGGTGGTCGCACCTATTTTCGTATTCAGGACAGTGCCAGCACCGATATGGAGGTCCGCACTTTTGTGGATAGACACGGGTGTAATGGCTTTGAAGTATTCCTCGGCGGAGACTGTGAGCTGGAGACTACGATTCGTGCGCTCAAGTTCATCACCAAGGTGCTGGAGGAGGAATCTCAGGAGGTGTATGACTAATGTTCACCATTTATTCTGCTGACGTTACCGGCAATCCCGGCAACTGCTCATACCCACATAAGCATGTGATTTTGGATGAGATCTGCCTGAAGGCTGCAATCAACCGTGACTATGTCTGCGCCGAATACCGCAACAGTTATCGCAACGGCGACAATTTCCTCGGCAGCGACTGTCTGCCGGTGGATTGTGATAACGACCATTCTGAAAATCCTGCGGACTGGATGACACCGGAAGATGTGATGCAGGCATTTCCGGGCGTTACCTTTGCTGTTCATTACAGCCGTTTCCACAACCGTGAGAAAAACGGCAAACCCGCAAGACCCAAGTTCCATGTGCTGTTTCCCATCGAATATTGCACCGATGCTTCTTTGTACAGCGATATGAAAAAGCTGGTCAATTCTATCTTCCCATACTTCGATACGCAGGCGCTGGATGCGGCCCGTTTCTTCTTTGGTACGGCTGCTGCCGAGGTTGCCATTTATCCCGGACGCATGAACCTGACCGAATTTCTGAACGAGGACTTGTTCGACGAATACCTGCCGCAGGGCAACTTCGACACTTCCGTTATCCCGGAAGGAAGTCGTAACGCTACCATGAGCCGCTTTGCCGGTCGTGTTATCAAGAAGTACGGCGATACTGAAAAGGCTTACCAGACCTTCTTGGAGGAAGCCGCCAAATGTGTCCCTCCGTTGGACAACGCAGAGCTTTCTACCATCTGGCATTCTGCGCAGCGCTTTTATACGAAGCTCTCTCAGCAGGACGGATATGTGGCACCGGATGTTTATAATGACCCATCCTGTTACAAGCCGGACGACTATTCCGATGTTGGACAGGCCGAGGTGCTGGGAAAATACTTCTCCAGCGAACTGCGCTATTCTCCCGCCACACACTTTATCCGCTACTCCGACCACTACTGGCAAGAGTCCGAACCGGGCGCTCAGGCTGTTGCCCACGAACTGACCCGTCGCCAGCTGAAGGAAGCTGGAAACGAACTTTTGGAAGCACTCACCAAATTGAAGAACACCGGCGCACAAACCATTCTGGACAGTACATCCAAGTCTAAAGCCGAACAGCTGATGAATGACCAGCAGTTAGAAGCCTATCAGGATTTTCTGGCAGCAAAGTCGTATCAGGCGTTTGCCATTAAGCGTCGTGATTCCAAGAATATCACCTCTACGCTTAGAGAGTCCCATCCTATTTTGGAGATTTCTCCGAGAGACTTGGATTCGGACCCGTTTGCCCTCTGTACACCTGAAGCCACCTACGATCTTCGTAAAGGTCTGGCTGGGGCCAGAGAACATTCGCCGGAGGACTTCATTACCAAAATTACATCCCTCTCGCCAAGCCAGAAAGGTCAGCAGATTTGGCTTGATTGCCTTGACCTGATCTTCCAAAGTGACCAGTCCCTGATTGACTATGTGCAGATGATTTGTGGTCTGGCAGCCATCGGCAAGGTTTATGTAGAAGCACTGATTATTGCCTATGGCGATGGCCGCAATGGTAAGTCCACTTTCTGGAATGCGGTCTCTCGTGTGCTGGGTCTTTACAGCGGCAACATCTCTGCAGATACGCTAACTGTTGGATGCCGCAGAAACATCAAGCCGGAAATGGCCGAGGTCAAAGGCAAGCGTCTGCTCATCGCAGCAGAAATGCAGGAAGGTTCCCGTCTGAACGACTCCACCGTCAAGCAGCTTTGCTCCACCGACGATGTGTTTGCGGAGAAAAAGTATAAAGACCCGTTCTCCTTCAAACCTTGTCACACGCTGGTCCTGTACACAAATCACCTGCCTCGTGTCAGTGCATCCGATGATGGTATCTGGCGTCGTCTGATCGTCATTCCGTTCAATGCAAAAATCACCGGTAAGAGCGACATCAAAAATTACGGTGAATACCTGTTTGATAATGCAGGTGAAAGCATTCTGGCGTGGGTCATCGAAGGTGCTAAAAAGGTAATCGAGCTGGACTACCAGATTCCGGTTCCCGCATGCGTCCAGAAAGCCATCGATGAATATCGCAATCAGAACGACTGGTTCGGACACTTCCTCGCTGACAAATGTGAGGTGGATGATTCCTATAAGGAAAGCTCCTCGGCTCTCTATCAGGCATACCGCAACTACTCGATGGACTGCAACGAGTATATTCGCAGCACGGCTGACTTCTACTTTGCGCTGGAGAAGGCTGGTTTTGAGCGTATCAAAGTCCATAACAAGCGCTACTTTAAGTGCCTGCGTTTGAGAGCTGATGATGGCGCTGATGAAGATTTCCTGAACTGACAAAACCGTATGGGTAACCTCCATTAAGGTCATATACAAAAATTCTCTTAGGACTATAAAAATCAGTACAAGAAAAAGTTATGTATCTGACATTCAGGGAGGTTACCCATTCTTCAAAATTAACGCTGACGGAGGTAAGCGATGTTAGAAAAAACCATAGAACAGAAATTAACCGTGATGGTTAAAAAGGCTGGTGGCATCGCCGTGAAGTTCGTGTCTCCAAGTTTCGCTGGAATGCCCGACCGCCTTATATTACTACCTGATGGCCTTATCGCTTTTGTAGAACTGAAGGCTCCCGGAAAGCACCCACGCCCATTGCAGGAAGCACGACACCGGCTGCTTCGCTTCTTGGGATTTAAGGTCTATGTAATAGATAAGCCAGAACAGATTGGAGGGATGCTGGATGAACTTCGAGCCACATAATTATCAGACCTATGCCATCGATTATATTGAAAACCATCCTGTATCTGCAGTTCTCCTCGATATGGGTCTGGGGAAAACAGTCATCTCCCTGACTGCTATCGCAGACCTGCTGTTTGACAGCTTTCTGGCTCACCGCATTCTGGTAGTCGCTCCGCTACGTGTGGCCCGTGATACTTGGCCTGCAGAGCTGAAGAAATGGTCTCACCTAAAGCACCTGACTTTTGCCGTTGCTGTTGGAACGCCAGCAGAACGAAAAGCTGCGCTGATGGCCGGTGCCGACATCACCATTATCAACCGTGAAAATGTGCAATGGCTGATCGAGGACAGCGGTTTTCCTTTCAACTACGACACCGTGGTTATTGACGAACTGTCCTCTTTCAAAAATCACCAGTCAAAACGCTTCAAAGCCTTATTGAAGGTGCGACCTAAGATAAAGCGCATTATTGGCCTGACCGGAACACCAAGCTCCAACGGCCTCATGGATTTGTGGGCAGAGTTCCGACTGCTGGATATGGGCCAGCGCCTTGGCAGGTTCATTACACAGTATCGCAACAACTACTTCATGCCGGACAAGCGTAATGGCCAAATCATCTACTCCTACAAACCGCTGCCTTATGCAGAGGAATCCATCTATAAACAGATTTCGGATATTACGATTTCCATGAAAAGTACCGACTATCTGCAGATGCCGGAGTTAGTATCTTCCCAATATGAAGTGCATCTCTCCGAGGATGAGAAAAATCGCTACGAGCAGTTGAAGGCAGAACTGGTATTGCACCTTTCTGACGAGGAAATCACTGCTGCCAATGCCGCCTCTCTGACCGGAAAATTGGTGCAGCTGGCCAACGGTGCCATTTATACCGATACCGGCGATGTAGTGGAGTTCCATGACCGCAAGTTAGACGCTTTGGAGGATTTGATTGAAGCTGCCAATGAAAAACCCGTGCTGGTGGCCTACTGGTTTAAGCACGACCTGCAGCGCATCAAAAAGCGCTTTGCTGTCCGGGAGCTGAAATCCAGTAAGGATATTGAGGAGTGGAACAACGGTAAAATCCCGGTAGCAGTCATCCATCCAGCTTCTGCCGGTCACGGACTCAATCTTCAGGCCGGTGGCTCCACGCTTATCTGGTTTGGGCTGACATGGTCCTTGGAACTTTACCAGCAGACCAACGCCCGTCTCTGGCGACAGGGACAAACCGACCGTACCGTGGTGATCCAGCACATCATCACAAAAGGCACCATCGACGAGCGCATCTTAAAGGCCCTCTCCCAGAAAGAGCTGACACAGAACGCCCTAATTGATGCCGTAAAAGCCAATCTATGACAATCTACGACAAAAATCGACAATCCGAGGACTATCAAATTTTCGGAGGTGCGATATGACCGCAAAAGAATATTTAATGCAAGCCAAGTTTCTGGATATGCGTATCAATTCCAAAATCCAGCAGGTTGAGGCTCTAAACGACCTTGCTACCAGCGCCAGTTCGGTGCTGACGGGTATGCCTCGCAATCCCAATAAGGCCACATCCAAAATGGCCGATGCTGTTTGCAAGATTGTGGACCTGCAGGCCGAAATCAACCACGACATTGATGAGCTGGTGGATTTGAAGAAAGCTATCTCTTCCACCATCAAAGCTGTCCCAAGTCCTGAGCTTCAGACCTTGCTGGAGAAGCGTTATCTGTGCTTTCAGTCTTGGGAAGTCATCGCCGTGGATATGGGCTACAGCATGCACCACTTGTACAAGCTCCACAATCAGGCACTTGATATTTGCGATGGTCTTCTGAAACAGGATACCTAAAGACATAGAATGATACCTGCTTCCTGTGATATTATTATAATAGCGAAAAGCGAAAATCAGGAACGAGCCTTGTGGGAGCAATCCCGCAGGGCTTTTTCTAT